CAACCCAGAGGCGTCTGCCCGTGCCCGTTGGCCCCGTCAAGGGACCGGCATTCATCGGCTCTCGCAACGCCCGCCGTCGAGTACGCTCGTATCAGCAGGTTAGGTTGGTCGGGTTTCGGCTTGAATCTCTTGAGGTTCGCGTCTCCGCTACTTCTCGCTCCCTTCACCGGCTCCGGACTCGTCTCCCCGGTTGTCCCCGCCGTTGCGGGGGTCGGATCTTGGACTCGCGGTTCCTCCGGTAGGAGGTCGGGTATTCTCTTGTCTCCTTTCGCTGCGCTCATCTTAGCGGCTATCCCCGCGGTTGTAAAGCCCCTATTTTCGTGCTCAGCAAAGACGTCCAGCACGAATCGTGCTCAACTCCTCGCGAGCGCGTACCTTTCAGACCGCGTATGCTTGCTTGCGCGGGGGTCAACGCCGTTATGAACAGGAGGACCGCGTGGACTTTCAATTCGTCCAGTTCCGGCGCTGGCATGTGCTACGCCCGGCGCACTCGTTCACGGTGCCGACCACGTACTGTGGCCTGCCGGCGGAGGGGAAGGAAGCCGTGGACGTGCGACCGCCAACCCGCCTGGCCTGCGCCAAGTGCGACAAGACCGCGCTGAAGATCGCCGACGATCATCGGCAGGCCGTCTGATGGCACTCCTCGTACCGCTCAAGTCCTACACCGGGGGAAACAACTGGCACCCCTCCACCGCAACCTACGAGCCCGCGGGTTACGCGCAACTCGGACGCTTCTGGTGGAACCCCTACGACGCCTTCAAGTACTACCCCCACTTCCACCCCGGCATCGATCTGCATGCACCGCTGGGAACGCCCATCGCCGCCAGCGAGGTGGGCATCATCATCGCGATCGGGTACAACGGCAGCAGCGGGCTGCGCTACAACGTGCAGATTCGCCCCGGAACGATCTACGTTGGCGGCCACATGAACGATGTCGCCAGCAAGCCCGGCGCCGGTCGCGACTGGCGGGTGGGTGACAAGATCCTGCGCGGGCAGGTCATCGGCACCGTCGGGCACTCCGGCATCGCGACTGGCGACCACGTCCACTTTGGTGTCCAGTCCAAGGTCCCCGGCACCAGCCAGTCCATGATCTACGACCCGCGGCTGTTCTTCCCCGGTGGCGCCAATCAGTATGACGCCCGCATCAAGCCGTACTACTAGGAGAATGCATGGGTAGTGACATCGTCCGCACCGCAGGCACGTTCATCACCGCGTGGATTGTGTTGGGCGGCGGGTTCATCTTCCTCGACCGGCTGCTCAAGAACTTGGCCGACCCGAACCTCGCTGCGGTTGATGCCGGCACACTGGGCATCATCGTGGGCGGCATCGTGAGCATCCTAACGCTTACTGCTCAGTCCATCTTCCAGGCGGAGGTGGGTCGTATCTCCGGACGACAGTCGCGGGACGCAACTACGGCTGGCGTCAACGCGGCGCTGACTCAACCGCCCGCACCGCAGACCACAGTGACCAGCGGCGATCCGCCAACAACCGTCACCGTTGGCCCTTCAGATGGGAACGGATTCCCGCCCGGCAGTTAGTCCGTCAACCCCCGCGGAACCCCGGTTGCAGTGGTCGGCAGCCGGGGTTCTGCCCCATTCGGAGTTGAGCACAAAGTTACGAAACGCAGGTGGGCTAAAGAAGTGCCTCACCGCTCACAAACCGCGCCACTGTAAGGATTGAGGGAGCCCTCAACTCCTACCGCGCCCCGCGCAGGCCCCCAAACGGGTCCGAACCGCTTCGGAAAGTAAAGCGCCTCCAACCCACCGATTTAGGGCCGCTGAAGGCTTTCATTTCAGGATGTTGAGCAGAACGGCAAACCCGCCCAACAGGGTGCCCACGATGCCGATCGCCGTCACCGCGATGGCTGCCGTGCGGCTGATGCCCTCCTGCTGGCCGACCCGCAGGTTCTGCTGGTCCCGACGCTCCTCGCGCTCGTTGGCAAGAGCCTTCTCCAAGGCTTCCACCACCGCCTCTAGGGCGTGGTGAGCGGATTCGTATTCGGATCTGGGCAGGTAGGTCTGGCGAAGGTCGTTGAGGGAGCCACGCCACTCGTTGGACTGAGCCTTGTATTCGGTCAAGTTGCGGGCGATCGAGTCGTGCTGATTAGCGTGAGCATCCCATTTCTGCTCGGCCAGTTCCTTCTCGCCAGCGTGCTTCGCGGCGTGGGCTTCCCATCGCTCCTTGGCGAGTTCGGCGTGCGCCTCGGCGCGCTCGTCTTGCGGGGTCAACAGCGGCTCACCCCGAGGGTGTCAGGCTCATTCATGGAGGTAAAGATAGCCTGTTATGCGACCCACTGGCCCTGGAAGTAACGCGGGCCAGCCTTGCCAAACGCCAGCGTGGCGGCAGCCCAGAAGGAGTTGCCGCTCATGGTGAAGGTGCCGGGATTCTCACTCGACGCCGCCAGTTGACGGAAGGCTATGCCGATGCCACCTCCGCCTCCGGTGTGCGTTGCTTGTCGGTGCGTGTAGTTAGTCGGATAAGCAGTGACTGTTCTGCCCTCCGTCTCCTCGACCGCACACCACAGGTCCGCCGTGGCAGACAGGTCGGGCGGGTCAGGGTTGGCGTTAGACCCCCCGGTGGCCGTTCCCGAAATAACGTCCGTGTCGTCTGCCATGTTGAGGATGGCGCAGGATACGAGGTCCCATGATGAGGCTGCGCTCAGGGTCAGATCGAAGTCCACGTCACTCGCCTCGCAACGCTTCCACAGGACGTACAGCCGCTCGCCTCCCGCCCCGCCCCCGGCAACGCTCACCTCGGTTGTCCAGCCGGAAGGCAGCCCACTGGAAATGGTGACGTTCGTGATAAGGCCGATGGCGACAACTAAGATGTCCCCGACCTCACGCTGGAGCGGGAGGATCACGTTGACAGTAGAGGTGCCAGCCACGCCCTTGCCGTCAATCCAAGTACGGACGATCGGGAAGGAGAAGTCAGGATCATCAGCGTCTGACGGAATGAGGATGGTCCAGCCCGCCCGGCCACCGCTGCCCGTCGTGTAGGCAGCGGGGTCTTCCGTCCCGGAGAAGCCGCTGATCGCTCGTGTCTCGCAGCGGATTCCGGCACCGCCGCCACTGGCATTGACCTCGTTGGTGTAGCCGGAGGGGGTCGGCGTGGGAGTCGTGTTCTCCCACCCCAGGGCGATGATGGCAAGGATGTCCTGTGGCTGCTTCCACTCGTAGGGGGACACCGGGGCTGCGTTTGTTCCCGCCGCTCCAGCGCCGAGCCATGCGCTACAGAGCGGCGGTCGGGTTGTACCGGCGTGGCCGGTAATCCGGTAACAGCGGGAGTTAGACGCCTCGGCACCGCTGGTCGTCAGGGTGAAGTTCGACTCCCCGCCAGCAGCATACTTGTAGGCGATCTGACTAGCGAGTGTTCCGTTTGACTGAGGGAGTTCCGGGAACACAGTCCACCCCGCGGGCCAGCCCCCGGTGGTCGCTGCCGAGCCGTCATGCTCAAAGATCGCCAACAGCAAGTCTCCCGCACTGATGCTCGCTGGCATCGCCATCGTGTGTGAGGTCTGGTCAGTGGTCTGCGCGCTGCTGCCGACGCTCGCGATAGTAGGCGAGGCCATGCTAGGTCCGCTTCACCCGCAACTCCACTTCGAGTTGCTTGATGCTCGTTGCCGAATCGATGTTGAACCCGATCCACGATCCCTCCGCGAGGGTCTTAGTCCAGCCGGTGAGTGTTGTGTCCTCATATTTGGTCGCGCTCGACAGGGTGGGCTTGGCCGAGGCGGTGATCGTATCAGCAACGGTCGGCGGGAAGTTGGCGTGGGTGTCGACCCAGATATCGACGACCACACTCCCGGAGATGTCGGACCCGAGGCTGGCCCGGACGATCTCGCAGGCGAACGGCACGCGCTTGTAGCCCTTCACACCGGTCGTCAGCACATTGACCCCGTTGCCGATGGTGACGCCCAGCTGGGCGTACTGGGTCTCGAACTTGTTTCCAGCGGTCTCCGCCGCGCGCCCAACGAGGACCTGCCCCTCGGTACTGGCCGCGATCATCGCAGGCGTGTCGTTCGCGGAAGCACCAAACACTTCACCCTTGGCTGACGGCAGCGACTCCAGGACGTAGCCGGTGTGCGGGTCGCTCGCCGCTGCGTGAGCGGTGACCGGGTCGGCTGGCATCGCGTGCTTATGACCTGCCCGTGCGACCTCAACGCTGGAGCCGGTTGCGGCGGCATCGCCGAACGCTTGCGTGGAGACGTCCGCATCCTCAGCCCAATCGAGGTTGACGTTGGTCCGGTTGTTGCCAGCATCGTCGGTGGCGACGATGCCCTCTCCAAAGTTGAGGCCGGAACGCGCGGTGAGAGGAGTGGCGTCCTCTTGGATGGTGTGCCCCGCGCCGCCTCCGCCAGAGTCCGGCTCCCCGAACAGGATGGCAGACGGCTCAGTACCGCCCTTTAGGAACTGGCAGAAAGCTCCAGATGCTCTCGGGGTGGCACCGCTGGCCTGCTTGGCGGTGGTGCTGGTGAAGCCGTAGTGCCCGCGGGTCACGCTGGCCACCGTGTTCACGATCTCCGCGTAGCCCGCCAGCAGCACCCAGCCCCGCGCGTCGGCGGCGATGTCCTCCTGCGCGATGCCGACTACTCGCGTCTCGGCAGCGACCGTTGTGGTCTCGAATGCCTCGTCGTTGTCGGCGTCGATGACGACCACATCGCCATGTTCCACCAGCCCGCCACTCTTGTTGAGCAGTTCCTTCCTTAGCGACGCGGGTGGCGTGGAGGGCGACGTCACCGTCACGACCCCACCGCTGCTGCCACCGGACCCGGCGGGGGTGGCTGATGGCGTGGTGTCCATCGCCAACTGGAGCAGCCCTCCCAACTCGGGCCGCGGCCACCACTCATCGTCGTCCAGTTCCCAGTTGATGGCATACACCCGCAGCGTGACCTCGTTGTAGTCACCCATCTCGGTGCCGGTGTGCAGCGTGACCAGATCCCCCAGCCAGTAGTGACAGCCCTCGACCCCGGCAGTGGGTCCCGTGATTTGGATTGCAGAGATGTCGAACTCGTTGTTGGACCCTAAGCCACCGTCCGTTGCCAAGACCAGGTAATAGCGGTACGACCCCGGACTATCGAGGGCAATGACGCCAGTATCAGGGGACGCGGCTCCACTCCAGCCACCCAGCAGGGCCCAGCCGTTGTCTTCCGGGTCGTCCACCATGTGCTCGCTGCCGTTGACCAGCCATGCCCACGCAGCGGCATCATTAGAGCCGTAGACGTTACCGGCTGTGGCCCAGTCATCCTCATGGCCGGGTTCAAGGTAGTACCGGAACGCAGCGGCATCGGCGGCGGTCAGTCGATCAGCGGCCCACCAGTGGCCAGCACACGGCCCATAACCGGCTGGAGGAGTCCAGCGAGTGGTGAGGTCACCGTCAATCGCATACCGCTTTTGACTGACCCCCTGGGTCTTCGATGCCTTGAGGTGAGAGTTGCTGAGCCCCAGCAGCAGATCCGTACCAACTTCGACAATCACGGTCTCTGGGAACGGGCTGTATAGCCCGGCGATTGGGTCGCAGCCGGGGATGTGCCGGAAGTTGGGCACGTCGCTGCTGTCGCTACGCAGTTGGAGCGCCTGCTCGCCAACTGCATCCAGCGTGTCTGGTGCGTGGCTGCTTGGATAGTCCACGAATCCCTCGCGCGCCACGTTGTAAGATGCCGCATCGACGGCGCGCATGGTAGCGGGCTCTCCGCTGTCGCCCTTCACCAGCACTCTACTCAGTTGCAGGCTCGGGCGGCTCTGGCGAGCCAGTTCCTCCACGATGTTGGCTCCGGCTGCCCCGTCCACATTCACAAAGCGGATCTTGCCATCGGCGAATGAGGCAGAGTGGCGATCAGTGCCGTAGAACCCTTGGTAGGCCTGCATCAGCAGGTCGCCGCTGACTTGAATGGTCAGGCCCACGTCCCGGAAGCGCTGCACGATGTCGAGGTAGTTGGTCCCCGCGGGCAGGCTGAAGTTGCCGGTGAAGGAGTCCCAGCCGTCGCCAGCCGAATCGGTGGACGAGTTGAAGTCGTAGGTCAGGTCGTCGATGACGTGACCCTCGGCGGGACGGTCGCTGTCCTGAGCCTCGTCGATCATCCGCTTGAGGATGTCCCCGTACTGGTCGTTGTACCAGTACCACAGGCCGTCGCTGCGCGGGCCGTAGTGCGCATCATCCCCGAAACTCACATAGTTGATGTTCCAGAGGATGCCCCGTCCGAAGTAAGACAGCGCTCCCGGCCCACCGAACTGGATGGCCTCCCCGCCCTCCTCGTCCAGCGAGAGGATCTGGATCTGTCGGTCGTCGAGGAAGAAGCCGCCCAGCGGGATGGTGCTGCTGATGTCCGTGTCGTACACGCGGACGTAGTTGTCCTGCGCGAAGTTGGCCTCCGTCACCTCCGGGCGGTTCCGATTCATGACGATCCTGCCGGAGCCGATCCCCGCCAGTTCAACACGGAAGCCGCTTCCCGATTCTAGGTCGTCCTTAGTCAGGGTCAACAGGGTGCTGCCCAGCGGAGTAGCGGCGGCGCTGATCTTGAAGGCGAGGTTCACGAGCCTGCTTCAGTCCAGTTCGGCGGGTTGCCGATGGCATGCAGGGTCACGTCCCAGCGGGTCACCAACTGCGGCACGACATCCACAGTGATGTAGTTCGCCACCCGCGCTGAGATGGTCCGAGTGCCACCTGCCAGCCCCATGTACGGGCTCGTAACTTCGAGGTCGTCCGACGACAGCAGCGGGCTGAAGATGTCCTCCAATGCTGCCATCTCAGAATCCCAGTCGCTTTCATCCTCGGCCAGCACAAAGCCGACCAGTTGGATCACCCGTAGATTGGCAATGCGGTTGAGTTCATACATGCCGGGCGCGCCGACAATGGTGGCGTCCTTCCCGCGCACCTCCAGCCCGTCGCGCCAGCCGCCCGTGATCGAGAAGTAACGATGCGCCACCGAAAGATCCCGCAGTTCCTCGCTGCGATAGGTCAGCGTGGTCATGGCTTCTTGATACCCGCTAGTCGCCGCATCTCCCAGACAGCATCCTGCGCATCATCCACCGGAATCCTGCCGGTCACGTTTAGGTTGTAGGTGACGGGAGCGGCGGGGGGTGCTGGTGGCATGGCCATGGACGACATGCCGCCAACCGACGGCACTCCCGCGGCGGACAGCCCCATCGGAACCCCGTAGAAGGAAGTCGCCAGCGTGGAGGCCAGCGTGCCTATGGTGGATGCCAGTTTGGGCAAGGCTCCACGGATACTGGCCACCATCCGCTGCATGTAGGTCTTGGCGACCCCTTCCCCAGCCTCCTTCGAGTGGGTGTAGTCAGGCGATCCTGCCAGTTTGATCAGGCTCTCGATCTTGCCGGCGAAGCGCGACACCGTCTCCACGGCCAGCGCGCCGCCAGCCTTCAACCCCGCAGCGTAAGTGGCCCCGGCGTTGTAGCCCTCGATGTAGAAGTCGTCCGCCATGCCCATCTTGGTATCGCGCAGGATCTTCCCGGCTTGAATTGAGACCTTCTCCAACCGAGCGCGCTCCTGGCCGCGGACGTACTCTGCCAGCACATGGTATCCCTGCCGGTCCATATCGTCTGCGATGTCGAACGGCTTGATCAGGTCCGGGCGGATCTTGGTCTTGAAGTAGGAGACCGCAGCGTCGATGGTGGAGGTGACGCCAGCCTGAAGACTCTTGGGGACCTCCTTACCGATGTCGAACACGCCGGGCTTCAGCAGGTCGTACTGCGCCAGCAGATCGTTGATCTTGTTGAAGGTGTCAACCTCGAGTTTGGGGTCGTCCTTGGTAAAGGCGATCCGGAAGGCATTCTTCGCCAACGCCCCGGCGTAGGAGAGGCTCCGCTCCGCACGGGTGAAAGGATTGACCAGCGCGTCAACAAGATCCTGCACCTCATCCTTGATCTCTTCAGGCCCGGTCGCCAGAATGCCAGCCAGATCATCCAGCAGGCCCCTCGTCTGCTCGGCGGACTTAGCCCGCGCGTCCTCCATGGCCTGAGCGATCGGGTCCTCGATCCCAGTGTCGGCTGCTTCCTGCACAACATACTGGCCGTCCACCAGCGCCACTGCCAGGTCCTCTGGGAGGCCATCGGCGTTCTGTCTGGCCGCATCGAGCGCCGCCTGGATCTTGGTCGGATCGCGCGTACCCCAGCCGTGGAAGAGCGCCGTCGGTTCAGCGTCGAGGCCCAGCCGCCAAAGCGCCTTACCGAGATCACCGCCCGCATCCTTGATGGCATCGAAGGCAACCTGCACATCTCCCCCCGCCTTCTCGATCGCCTCCGCGAACTCTTTGGCATCGATCCCCATCGCCCGCAGCACCTGAGCCTTGAGCATATCGCCCGTCAGATCGTTCAGTTCGTGGAGTACCTTGTTGGCCTTCTTGCCGGAGACCAGCGTGTCGAAGAAGTCGGAGATTGGGCCACTGGCCGCATCGAGCGCCTCGGTCACCGCCAAGATGGCCACCAGCCACAATCCAAGGCCGATACGGGCTTTTGTGATACCGCCGACCAGCCCCGGAATGCCCTTGGCGCCAGCCAAGAAGCCGACCACCTTCAGCAGCGTGCCCAGTCCCGTGGCCAACTTCCCAATGATGAGCAGTGCAGGGCCAGCCACCGCCACCCAGGCAAGCCACTGGATGATGTTCTTACGGGTGTCGGCGTCGAGACTCTTCCACCAGCGACCCAGCCGCCGCAGGCCGTCGGCGATCGATTCGACCACTTCCACCACCTGCGGAAGAACGTCCTCCCCAAGGGCGATGGCGGTGGCCTGCATGTCTGCCATGGCGCGGTCCAGGCGGCGCTGCGGCCCTTCCGTCTCTTTGTAGGCTTGATCCAGGTCGCCCAATGCGCCGGAGGTATCCGCGAACACCTTGTTCAACTGGTCCTCGTCCAGAGTCAGGAGGGCCGTGATACCACGCAGTGCACGGATGTTGCCGAACACCAGAGAGGAAGCCGTCTCGTTGCCAGCGAAGGCTGCCTCCAACGTCCGGAGAGTCGCGATCAGCCCCTTCTCCTTGAGTTCCTGCCGCAACCCGGCAGAGGTGAGGCCGAGGTCCTTCATGGCTCCCTCCGCCTGCACCGTTGGCTTGAGGAGCGAACTGAAGATCTGCACCAGCGAGGTCGCGGCCTCGTCGGCATCTACCCCGACCAACGTCATACCGGCCAACGCCGCGGTCACCTGATCGAATGACACTCCCAATGCCGCTGCCAACGGCACCACTCGCCCGACGACCCCCGCGAAGTCGCTTGCCTCCGCTGCTCCATCCCGGACGGCGGCAGTCAGGACGTCTCCTGCGCGGGCCGCGGTAATGTTCTCCGCGCCGTAGGCATTGATGGTGCTCGCCAGCACCTTGGCAATATCCTCAGTGCGGCCCATCCCGGTGGCGGCAGCCTTGCCAGCCGTCTCAAGAGTCTTGAGGGCGGTGGCGCCACTCAGCCCTGAGGAGGCGAGGTAGTAGAAGGAGTTCGCCAACTCCTGCGGGCTGCGGCCTACCTCGCCCGCCATCTTCAGGATCTCTTCGCGGATCCCGCCGATCTCCTCCTGTGTGACGTCCGACAGCGCCACGATCTGCCGCATCTTGGTATCGAAGTCGAGCGCGAAGTGTGTCACCGCGGCCCCAGCCCCGAGGAGTGGCAGGGTCAGGTTGGTGAACATGGCGCGGCCCGTCTTAGTCAGCCCAGCGCCGATCTTCGACAGCGACTGCCCGATGGCCGTGGCACCCTTACTCAGGCCCGCCGCCATCTGGGCGCCCATCGACATCCCAGCCTGTTGCCCGGCCTTCTCAGCCCGCTTGACGACTTGCTTCTGGAAATCGGCATCGTCGAGCAGGAGCCGCAGGAAGATGTCCCCGATACTAGCCATCGGCCACCCACACTGCGGACATGGTGGCTTGCGTCAAGTGGTAGTAGCCGTCCCCGTGGGCTGTCTTGGCTTCCTCCCGGAAGATCTGCTGCGCCTCCGGAGATAGCCGTTCCCATGGCTTTCGCAGGATGGCGGGCCGGTGCTCCTGCGAGATCATGTACAGGCGGCGCGCCTCCTCCTCGAGGAACTTGGGACGCCAGTCCTCGCGCATGACCGCAGCATCTGGCGCTACGACCCAACCGTCCATCGGCCCGCCCTTCAGCGTGACCATGTCTCGGCCCTGCGCGCGCAGCCTTCTTGCCATCTCACGGCGCGCTGCGCGATTCACGTGGCCTCCACGACAACATACTCCGGGTTGGTCATGGCCAGACTCCGCACCGCACCTTCAAGCGCCAGCCCGGTGAGCCCGCCACCTTTGCCATCCAGAGTCTGCCGGTTCTTCATGGCCTTCCACCGCGCGTTAGCCCGCTTGTCCTGAGCGATGACGTAGCCGATCCGGACAGCCTCCACTGCGTTGTCGAACCGCTCCTGAATGCGGGGCTCGGCGGCTTGGAGGAGATCGAGGATCTGCTCATCGGTCAGTTGATCTTGGACGGTGGTGGGGGTCCATCCGTATTCGGAGGCGATGAATTCGTAGGCGCGGCGTACATTAGCCGCACCATCGACTGGAGATCGCGGCTGCCTAGCACGGCGTGCGCGATCTTCACTGGGAAAGGGAAGGCGGCTGCGGTCACCTGCAAGAATGCATCGAGGATCTGCTCCTCGGTGGCGTGGTCTTCGAGCCACTCGCGCCCGAGTTTGTCAGGGCAGTAGGCCGCCAGCAGGTCGAGTTGGGTGTCCGTCAGCCCGGTCAGCAGGTTGAGGACGGCCTCCCCGGTGGCGTCCTCCTCTAGGTCCGCCAGCACCTTCTTTGCGGCAGCCGCAAACGTGTCCTTCCATTCCCGGTTGGCGCGTGCGAACAACGCAGGCACCCGGATGGGCTTGCCCTTCCCCCGTCCGACTTGAATAGTGATCTCCCCGCTGGCACGATCTTCTGCGGAGCGCTCCGGCAAGAGGCCCTTCAGCGCGTCGGCCAAGCCCTGCTCGCTAGGCAAGGCGGGGAGTCCCCGCGGGACGTCGGCCCCGCGGGGAGTTCCGCTTACGGTCATGATGCGACCGCGAGGATCCGGATGCGGTGCGGAGAGACATCCAGATCGGCAGGATCCCAGCGCCCCATGACCGTGTACCGCGGGGCAAACAGACCATCGTCGGTCAGTTCACCCTCGTAGTTGGTCGTGGCAATCGCATTGTCCACTTCGAACTGGAACTCCCCCCCGCCGAGCCGCTCCACCTGGAGTTCCCAGTTGGCGTAATCCGCCTCCGGGATACGCCGGGTCCCATCCTCATCGATGGTGGTGACGTCGCCGACAGTGTCCGACTGGCTTCCGGGCCACCCGGCTGCAAGCACCTCGGCGCTCACCTCCGGAACGGTGCACTCCAGTGCTGCCTCGCTCCGGGTGATGTAGTCCGTGCCAAGCAGGGCACCCTTGCTGCCGTTGAGATCCGGCGTGAAGAGTTCCCGCTCGATACGGAATACGTTGTTGTCAACCGACGCGCCAAGGCTCGCATCGTTGCGATAGACCTCGCCCGCGCCGACGACCAGGTTGGTAGGGGTATCTGAGGTAATCGGCATTGTGGCTCCTTCTAGCCTAAGTAGACCCGCTGGCTCCGGCGAGCGCCTGAGTACCAGCCTAGGATGTGGTCGCGTCGGCGCGGAGCCAACCGACCGATAGGTAGACCGGCCAGCCGGTCCATGGTGACGTCCCGAACCTGGACGCCTTCGCAATCGCCGCACTGGAACAAGCGCAGGTCACGCTTGACCCGATCCAGCCCGACGTGGCTGCCCTCCGCCATCAAGAACAGGCGATGCTGCTGGTCGCCAGCACAGTCGGCCAGTGCACCAGTGATCTTGACCGGAGAGCGGAATGTGAAGAGCATGGTGCGCAGGAGTTTGTCCAGCGTGGGCGGGAGCGGCGGATTACGGACCACCACCAGCGCCCGACGACCCTCGATCATCAGCACGCGACTCATCAGATCCTCCTGAGCCGCGGACCGACCACGCGCGCCATGATGGAAGGAGCGCTGGGTGCCACCTGTTCCACAACTGGGGCAAGGAACGGGCGGGCTGGCTGGCGGATGGTGCCGAGTTCTTGGAAGCGACCCGGGAAGCCGAATCCCACCACCACTTGCGTTCGGCGGTCGATCAGGCGGACTGCACGGGGCTTAGTTGGCTGGCGACCATCCAGTCCAAAGCCAGCGATCTTCTTGCGCCCGATGAATCCCAGGACTCCACCGTTACGGACCAGCCCCACGCCATACGGAGTGGCGTCTGGGGGGTCGGCTGCGGCCAGCATAGCCAGCCCGACCGCGTACACGCCATCGGCTACCGCCAGTTCAATCTTGCTCATGGCTGAGCGGTTGAGGACCACCCGAACCGACGGCTTGTTCGCCATACCGAAGAAACGCTCCTCCTTGGCCAAGAGCCGGACAGGGCCGGACTCCGGGCTCTTACGCGACGGCCTGAGTCGTTGCGAAGAGGTCTATTGTGAAGTCGATGTAAGGCTGCTTGGTATCTGGATCCTTCCCCGGTGACCCTCCTCCGATGGCATCCTCGCTCAGGTAGATTCCGATCTCTCCGTGGACCCGCGGGCCTCTACCATGGACCGCGTCGGAGCAGGCTCCGTACAGTTGTGCTGCCTGTATCGGCGTCTTGCCGTAACATCTTACGCTCACCGCGGGCCGTTGGATAGGCACCCGGCGGTAACGGTTAGGGGCAAGCATGGATACCACCACGAATGCCTTGTACGGCTTGTCGGCATCGCCCGGTGCGGGCTCCGTGCCGCGGACGCGATCGTCAACGATATCGGACACGGCTTCATCGTCCCGGAGTTCGATGATGACCTTACCGATGACGTCCTGCACGGGCCTATCTTACCTCGACTTGAGATCCCACAGCGCGAGCATCTTGCGCCAATCCCGGATGGCCTGGCCCTGTTCGTAGTCGTACCCGTCCCGGATGAACAGCATGGCGGGCGGCATGTTGTACGGTGGCGCTTCCAGGTTAGGCTCGTGGTACAGGTAGCGCCCGCCGCGATCGATGGAGTTGGCCCCTTCCACATAGGTGCTCGCCAGTAGCCACTTGGCGCCGCTGGCTTTGATGTTCTCCAGCGCCTTCACTCCGTCGCGGATGGTCATGTGCTGGATGGCGTCCCGGCAGATGATCAGTTCCGCGTAAGGACAGTCCAGTCGCAGGTCCGCGATGGCGTAGTCGCGGTCGGGGTGGAACTTGCGCGCTGCCTGAATCGCCTCGGGCGCGATGTCGTAGCCCGCGTATCCCGGCAGGGATGGCTGCCAGAACCCCTCCCCGCATGCAACGTCCGCAACGCTGGAGACTCCCAAACGGGCACACAACTCCTGAATGGCCACGGCTATACGCATGGTAGCAGCGGACCCAGAACCGGGACCTGAGCGCGTCTCAACTCCGTTCCAGGTGTTGTCGCGGTAGACACGCGAGAACTCCGTCATCCGGCCTTCTTCTCCTTCAGCCAAGACCCCGACCAGTGGTGGGCGGCGAAGGCCCATGGCTGGTCCTTCTTGTGATTCTCGCCGCGCCGCTCCTTCTCCTTGTAATGGTATGGGTAGAAGGAGCCCGGCGGCAGCAGCAGAACGTCGGGACGATTCGGCAGGATCTTGGTGGTGGTGCCCGGACCTGCCTCCCATGTGCCGCGGCGCACTTCCCGCAGAGCCATCGTGAGACACTGCCGGATGGCTGGATGCTCACGGCGCGCCCCGAGGACTGCGTTGGGCACCACCCGTGCGTCCTCCCACGCGGCAAATGCGGACAGCGGCTGGAGCGCCTCGAAGGAACGGTACGGCTCCACGTCCGAGTCGAGATAGATGCCTCCCCAACGGAGCAGTGCCTCCAGCCGGACAAGGTCTGCAAGGCTGGCCCCATTCCGGCAGAAGCGCCAGTGCTTGGCGGTCTCCGGCCACTCTTCTGGATTTAGCGGGTCGCGATGAGTCATGAAGCGCCAGTCTGGGTGGAGGCTCTGGAGTGCCGCCCACCACTCTTCAACCTCCTGCGAGGTCTGCTCGGGGACCACACGATGGAAGATGCGTGGGATTCCTGGCTCCTCGATCGCATTCTTCGGCTCGTTGAGCAGTTCTCGGATGGCGTCGGGGTTACCCAGTGCGCTCTGATAGCGCGCGCCACGGGCGCGGTTGGCGTTGGCGCTCGGGGTGTTGACGTGACCCTCTGGGGCGGAGGGGTGCCAAAGGTGCCAGCAGTCGCCCTCCATGTGGATCAGCGGACCCACCAGCGTAGTGGCGCTGATCGCGAAGGCGGTGTCCTCCATGCCCCAGCCGCTGAAGGTCTCGTCGAAGCCACCCACCGTGTCCCACACGGTTCGCGGCACCGCGATCACGGAAGAGTGCTGGTCGTAGTAGTTGCGAGCGATGAACCGCTCCCATGGCCCGTCATAGCCCTGCATGATCTTGTTGCTGCCCAGCGGGTTCAGGTTATGGCGCACCGTGAATGGCACCACGATGCGGCCCTGCTCCATAGCCATCTGAATCGCCAGCCGCACGTGTTCGGGGTCGCAGATGACGTCGGCGTCGATGATGACGGCCACGTCCCAGTCGCCAGCCACATGGCTGGCCAGATTCAGGGCGGCGGCGCGGTTGAACAGGCCCACCGTGTGGTGCCCTTCAATGATGGGGAGGTCGGGGAACTTATCCGTCCACCACGCCTTAGTCCATGCCCACAGCGCATCGCGCTGCTTGAAGCCTTCCCGCCGCGGGACGAGGATGACCGTCCTCACAGCCAACTCGCAAGAGCCAGCGCTGCGCGATCGGCTGCGCCGGTTCGAACCGCGTATGCCATGTCCAGTGCGCGCTCCCGTTCGTGGCGGACCGCCGGAGGGTCGTCCAAGGCACTCTGTACCTTCTCTGCGAGTTCCTCCGGCGAGTCCACGTGAAGCCCTACGCCAGCCGCTTCCCAGAAGCGTAGCCCGAACTCTACCTCGCGCCGGTACCACGGGGCGTTGAGCAACAGCACCGGGCGCCCTGTAGATGCGAACTCGTAGATGGTGGAGGAGTTGTCGCAGATGTACAGGCTGGCCTGCCGCACCACATCGTCGAAGTCCTTGATGAAGGGGATGCCCTGCTTGTGGCAGAACCGCTCGACCTCTGGTGCGCGGGGATGGCCATGGCCCACCAGCCGATACCGCTGCTTCAGGGTGGCGATGTAAGGCCCCCAGTAACGCAGGGTACTCAGCGTCTCCTTGGCTACGAAACAGTTCCAGTGGAAGGAGAAGGCGATCACGTCCAAACTCGAGTTTGCCGCAGGCAGGGTGTCGAGCCGGGGGTCGCCGATCTGCGCCACCCATGCATCCGGGTAGGCATTGCTGTCGGCCTTGGCAGCGGTGGCGTTGGGCGATAGGAACAGGCCCACCGCATCACGCTTGACCCCACCAGGGTAAGAAGGGTTGCGGTTACCATAGGACTGACCGATGCCATGCTCCGCGTAGGCGATCCGCTTGTACCCTAACCCCCTCGCGATGCTCAGGTCCCGCCCGCTTCCGACCAGCACCGCTTCCCCGCGCGGCATTCCGTTCTTCAGCGGGCCGTGGATACGGTGGTCATGGCCGCGAATCTCCTCCGGCAACGCTTCGAAGATCGGGCTGAGATGGGCGCGGTATTGAGCAGCGCCGGTCAGCAGGTCGATCACGTCACGACGCGATGACCTCCACCGGGGGAGCGGTGACCACGTTGGCCTCAACTTCTAGATGATGATTCCGGCCAGCCGCGTTGCGGATGGCGAGGATCTCCAGGCGCGTATCCTCGCTTGCGCCAAAGTAGCCCGCCAAGGACCAGTCGGCTGGATCCAAGTAATACAGCCGATCCATGGTGGTGATGTCCTGCACCGGCAAGAAGATGGTGAACTCCCCGATGTCCACCCCAGCATGGCTGATCAGGTCTGCTTCCTTCAGCGCCTCCCGGAAGGTCTTGGGCTGGACTAGCCCGCGCGTTTCCCGCAGGAATGCAAACTCGCGCGCTGGCTGGCCGTAGTCGTCTAGATCTTCTGGATCAGATGCAGGCCGTTCTACGGCCAGGCGGTGGGTGAGCAGGCTGGTGAAACTCACGGGTAGAGGTACGGGCCGATGTAGTGCTCGCGGATGTCTGTCCGGACGGAACTCAGAATCACCCCCGAGGACGGCTCCGCAGGCTCAAGGATGTCCGCCACCGCGGCTGCCCGGATCGCGGCCATGCTTCCCGCTCCCCCACCTGCGCGGGTGTAGGAGTACGACCCGATCGTCTCCTGCGTGAGTCCTGCGCTGGAGCCTTCCTTCAGCGCAGCCGCCATCTGGACGAGGTTGATGAAGGAGCGGCGCACCAGTTCGCGGTCGTTAGGGGTGTAAGTCACCTCCACCGGGAACACCCAATGCCTGACAACCGGGGCGATCCGGAACCCGCGGCGGCGCTGCTCGTAGGCGGTCGCTTCAAGTGCTGTCCCGCGGTCCATCACCACCAGCCCGTTGGGGCTCGCCCGGCGTTGGAGCCTCAGCACAGCAGTACTGGAGCCCCACGAGAAGATGAACCGCTCGGTGCGCTCGCCTTCCAGCGGGCCGATCTTGCGCTCCAGCCAAGCCCGCTCCCCATCGATGACCTCGGCCAGCGCCTCCTCCGACAGGGTCGTGGTGAACAGGTTCTGGAAGTCCTCCAGGGTTGGCATGGTGCCCGCCACCACTCGGAAGGTCCCGTTAGTGGCGGCCAACTCCTCGTCTTCAGAATCCAGCGCCTGCCAGTGCCAGTCCCAAACCCCCACCACTTCTACCGCAGTGTCCAGGTGGAACCTGCCGGTTGAGTCGTGGGAGATGTCAGGGCCGGGTACGGCTTCAGTCCACAAGAATGGCCCGAGCACGTCTCCACCCCGGGACTCAAGGACGAGAGAGAGCGTCTCTGGGTCGGTGGGCGTGACCCCAACATCCAGCGCGAATGAGAACCGGACTAGGGTCCCGGCCAAAATCTCATCCAACGGTTTACAACTCCTCCAAGGTTGAGGTGGCCTTCGCCAGTAAGTCTACCTCTCCCGCGCCGTTGCCCGCCGAACCCAATGCGGCTGAGGTGGCCGACGCCACCGGCCCCACCGAGGAACTAGCATGGCCATTGGACAAGGGAGATGGCCCACCACTTGCCACGAGTAACAACTGCCAGTAGGAAGAAGCATGAGCGGGAGGCCGCGCGCGGGTGGTGCTACTAACAGCCAGCGCCGCGGAGCCGAACCTCCCGGTGAAGCCAGCGGCGGTAGTGCCGCTCGCGAGTCCAAGGATCGTCCAGCCGTTACGTTCACTGAACGCTTCCAGTGCCGCGGCGCTGCCGGCGGTGACTTGCGCGGAGCCGCTTGCGCCCTTCTCACCACTGGCCGTGGCAGCCGACGTATGGGCCGCTGGCGCGGCGGCTCCAGAACGCTCGTCAGTCGAGTCATGCCCCACCCCGTTGGTCGCTGAGGAGTGGCTGACAGTGGCCGTTCCGAGTGCGCCTCGGTGACCTGCGGCGGAAGCCGCTGACACATTGGAGGTCGAGGTCGTCCCATTCCTGCCAGCCAGCCCCGAGGCCGTGGCTGAGGAAGAGCCTGCGGTTGTTCCCGGCCCACTTCGCCCAGTTGCGCCAGACGCACTGGTCGTGCTGGATGCACTGGCGACTGCACCCGTGGCACCCGTCCCGGACGTTGCGGACGTTGCTGTGACCGTTGCGGCACCGGATCGCGCCGTCGCTCCAACGCCACTCGTACCCGCTGATGCACTTGAGGTGGCAACACCTAACCGCTGAGCCGCCGGACGGTGGTGCTGGCCGGGACGTCGAAGACGGCGGTGCCTGAGTTGTCCAATGCGCCCGCCGCAGCGGCATTCCAGGTAGCGGCCTTGCGTGCATAGGCCGGTGAGCCGCCGGTCACTTCGCCGCCGGAACCCGAACCCACAACGTCAGTGTGCAGGCTGTAGAAGGTGATGAGCGACGCCAGATGATCGAGCATCGCGTTGAGAGCCGTGGATGAGAGCCCCACGTCAGGAGTCCTTTCTGGCCACTGCGGCCAACTCGCGCTCGATGTCGGCAGCGGTCCGCCCGTCACCGTCCGAACTCTTGTGCCCGGAAGCCCGGAACACCAGTTTGAGATTCAATCCCTGAAGCAGAGCGCGGACATTCTTACCGCCAACGGCGGCACTACTTGTCCGCGCCCCTACCTCAGACATCAGCCCTTACGAAGCGGCGGGCTGGAGGACGGCGAACGGATAGCCGCTGTCCAACGTCGGGTTGGTCAGGGTGATCGGGTTCGCCACCTGGAAGGCCACGCGCATCACGCAGCGCAGCGCCACCGAGTCCTGCTGCGCGAGGTTCAGGATCACCTTGCCGTCCGCGTCGGAGATCACGCTCTCCGTCAGCATCTTGTAGGTGATGTCCTGCCGCACGCCGAGGATGGCAGCGTTGGTGTCGCCTGCGATGAGAGTGGCGAGCGAGGAGTCCCACGCCCCGTTCGAGACGTAGCGGATGGGCTCCCCATACAGGGTGCCGGGAGTGCCGCCAACGAGGCTCGGGATGAAGATCGGGTTGTTGTTCCCGTCTCGCAGGCCACGCAGCGCTGAACGCAGCCGCCGCTTGGCCCAGAAGCCGGAGACGTCGAACCCGTCATCCTCCACCAGCGCCATCGTCTGATTGATGTCCTCCGCGAGGTCAACCGTCGAGTCGCCCTCGGTGTAGGTGTTCCCAGCAGCGATGGCGGCAGTGACGATGTCGTCCGGCCAGCCCGAGGGCTTGTCGAGGCCGAACAGCGCCGCCGCGTCGATCTTGGCACCGAATGCCTCGACCAGCCGCGGCTTGATCTCTGCCCAGAGATCGTAGTCGCTGTCGTCGAGGACTGCCTCGGGGATCGGGATGATCACGGCCAGTTCCCGAGCATCGAGGTACTTGTTGTCCCAGTTGACTTCACTGGTCTGCTTGAGACCAGTGTCTCCGTCCACCCAGTACGCCACGGGGAGAACCGACAGGACCGGGAGCCGCTGCTGGCCACGCGACATGGTCACGCGCCGGAACGACCCCAAGGCCACGCTCTCCTCGGGGAGGGACTGGATGATCTGACGCGAGACGTCCTCCGGGATGGTCGCTCCGGCGTCGGAGCGGTCGATCAGGGAGTCGTATACTTCTGGCAAGTTGCGGTTCCTTCCTTAGTGGCCAGCCTCACGGCGCAGCCACGAGTTCATGTCGGTCCCGCCCGCCGGGGTCTTGCCGCGCTGCCCGCCGCCAAAGTCCGGTGCCCCAGTCGGCTTGCCAAGGTACGGGTCCTTCTCGAGGACATCCTTGAGCAGACGCTCCAGATTCCGCGGAGTGCCATCTTCCTTGTAGTCGATCGCGGTTGCGTCGAGCAGTCGGAAGGCGACCTCCGGGTTACGGAAGCCCAGCCGGGTTGCGGTCTCAGCGACGCTGGCTCGGAGAGCCGACGTCCGGGACTGTTCGAGCAGATCCTTGTTCTGCTGCTCCAGCGCCGCCAGCCGGGACTTGACCTTCTCCTCTTCGGAGAGAGCCGCCTGCTTGCGGGCCTCTTCAGCAGCCTCTGCCGCCTTGATCTTGTCGCGGTACTGCTTGTTCTCGCGAAGCAGTTGCTCGACAGACGGACCCTGATCGCTTGAACCGCTCGCTGCTCCGTTCCCCGCCGGGGGAGTGGTGGCCGCACCCTGTGCGGTCGAGTCGGTGGCTCCCTGAGCCGTGGGCGCTGCGTCTCCCTGAGTCGCTGCGCCGCCCTGCGCGTCAGTCATGGGGTGAACTATACCTCCTGCTGTATACCCTCACGCTTACCCGGCGACTGATGCCGCGGGCACGGGGGGTTCTCCCTCCGCTGGTGGTGCTGGCGGGTACGGCACCGGGCCGGGCACGCCTTCCAACTTGGCGGCCTCGCGCCGCTTGGCGGCACGGGCGATGGCCTGCGGTGACATGCCGATGTACTCGAGCACTCCGTCGTCGTCGAGGACACCCTGCTGGCGCAACTTGATGGCGCCGTCCACGCGGCTGGATTCCTGTCGGGTTTCGGGGTCCATCCAGATGGTCTCAGCGGTGCGAAGAGTAGCACGCTTGTCGTTCATGGCCCGCAAGGACAGGCGCATGACTTCCTCCCAACCCTCGCCGAGGTAGATCTCTGCGCGCTTGACCTTGGCCACCAGCCCCGCCTCGCTGGACTTCAGGCTCTCGCCGCTGGGCGGGATAGCCTGCGGCTGGCCGAGCAGGTAGTGATACGGCATGCGGGCGATGCTGGAGACGGCTCCAACCTCGGACTCGATCATCATCTTGTACGGGGCAAGGTCCGTCGCCTCGAACTCGCCGAACTTCACCTCCGGTGGGTTGGGATTCTCGGGGTCCGCGGGCGGCACCATCCACAGGCGGTCAATGGCAGACTTGAACGGCTCGACGGGTTTGCCGGTGTCCGGGTCCACAGGGATGTCCATGCCGATGACCCAGCGCTGCCGGAAGGCGGCGAACTCTGCGGCTACCAGCGCGTCCGCCCGGTACTTGTTGATGGCGTCCTGATTGTTGATGACCGGAGCAATCTCGCTCTGTCCTTCCAGTCCAAGCCGCGGGCGGTTCGGCAACGTCACCAGCGGCACCTGCCCGATGGTGTTCTTCAACGGCCAGTCCTCACCGTCCACCACCATCGGCATCAGCCGCAGCCGGGCCGGAGCCACGTTGTCCTTGTTGGGCCAATCGTACTCCTTCATCGGCTTCTCGCTGATGAACTTGTAGATCTCTGTCGGGAGGTACAGGAATATGACCAGCCGGTTCTCGTCATCCAGCCAGCGCTTCAAGCCCGCCCGCCGTTCCCGGCGGTTGCGCGGGTCATGCTCGACGATGCAGTTGCGCGCATCCTCCACGGTGATCAGGGGTGGGCTCTTACGGCTGACCGCAGGCTCCACCAGGGCATAGGCCAAGCCCTTGATCAGCGCCTCCGTATGGGCGATCAGGCTCTGGCCGTCCATGTCGTTCTCTTGCCAGATGTCCCATAGGTCGTCGTCGCCGGTCTCATCCTTGAATCGGAAGCCTTGCACCTGCATGCGCTCCACGGTGCCGTCCACCACCAGCGCCATGAAGTTGCTGCTGAACGCGCGCAGCCGGGTGCCAAAGGCCGACCGGAACTTCTCGCTGGCGAAAGCCAACGGCTGGATGCCATCGTAGTACTCGGCATACCGCCGCATTACCGGGCCGCGGAGATCGAGCCGCTTGAGCAAGCGCAACAGCCACCACTCGGGCGACTGGGGCACAGGATCCCTCAGGTTGACGAGGGTCGGGCTGAACGGATCTGGCCCGTCGATCTCTGCCATTCCGGCGAACTATACCTCGCGCTAGAACCCTACCGCTTGCTGCGCCGCCTTCAACGGAGCGGGTGCCTCCTGCATCGCCATCGCCACCGCCATCACCGCCGCGATGGCCGCGTCATTCTTGCGGGCATCGGGTTTCTTCGGCTTGGCCACCTTCATGCCGCGCTCCGTCAGCACGGCGGTGGTGTTGCGGATGTGCTCGGCCAGAACCGGGTCGCCGTCATGGGAGATGCGGCGGGTTGTGATCAACTCGTACATCTGGGTGCTGGCGGGTCCCATGGTGCTGGCCCACTGCGGGAAGTCCACCATGTTGAGACCGTCTGCCTCTAGCATCTCGGCGCTCTCGCTGAAGGCCCAGCGGTCGAAGGCTGCCGCCGGGCCGCGGATCGGGATGCGGGTCTTGGGATTGCGCATCTGAGGCCGCGGGTATGTCTCCCGCTGTTGGCGCAGGTACTGCCGCATGGCCTCCGTGGACACCCGCCCTGTTCCCGGTTCGGGCGGGAAGATCTTCAGCCGCAGCACCACCCGGTCGCCCTGCCGCTGCGCCACCACGATGGCGCTGGAGTCGCTGGTCTGGCCCTTGTCGATGCCGATACCCACCGGCAGCGCCGGGTCGAGGAAGGATTCCGTGTCCAAGCAGGCTTCCCACGCACCCACCGGCAGCCATGCCTCCTCTACGTTCACCATCTGATTGGCGTGCAGGCGGCGGAACTGGAGCAGTTCACCCTTGGACTTCATGCTGTTGAACTCTTTGGTCAGCACCTTCAGGTCCTGCATCCAAGACGCCGGGTTGCAGGACCGCCACACTGCTGGGTCCTCGATGTCCGCATCGTCGGGCGCGCCGTACCAGTAGATCAGGGTGCCCGCGGGCTTGTTGCGGTAGATCCGCAGGCTGCCGCGAACCTCCAGTTCGCCTACGCCACTGAACATCGAGTTGTAGATCTGGCCAAGGATGCCTTCCCCAGCCACGCCCGCGGTGCTGATCCACAGCGTCAGCGGCTGGAGGCGTGCTCCGGTTCCTGTCACCAGCGCCGTGTACAGGTCCCCAGATTCGTGGGCATGCAACTCGTCCACGATGTTGCCGCTGGAGTTGAGCCCATGCTGGAGCCCTGCGTCGCTGGAGACGGTGCGCATGATGCCGCCGTTGCGCGGGCACTCGATCAGGTAGCGGTACACTTTCACGTAGTCCAGCAAGCGCTGGCTCTGCATGGCCATGCGGCGGCTCTGGCCCATCACGATGGTGGCCTGTTGGCGGGCCGCTGCTGCGGCGTAGATCTCTGGCTCTGCCTCCCCGTCCGCCACCAACAGGTACAGGCCCATGGCGGAAGCCATGGCGCTCTTGCCGTTCTTGCGGGGAAGGCCGAGGCCCACCTCGCTGTACACCCGCAGCCCGGTAGTCGGGTCCAACTCCAGCGCCTCCCACCAGAACTCGCGCTGCCAGTCCTCGAAGATCAGGGGCTGCCCGGCCCAGCGGCCCTTGGTATGGCGGATGTAGTTGGCGCAGAAGTCCGCGAAGTGTGGCCCGCCGCTCAACTCGTCCGGTATCACGTCCGGGCACCCGGCGTTAGGTTGGCTTGCGCGCGGACCTCAGCGCGGACTGAGGGAGCCACAGGGATCACTTCCCGGCGGCGCGGCGCAGGCTGGCGTTGATGTTCTCGTTGGCGTACAGCGCCGCCTGTTGCTTGCGGGCGGCTTCCGCGCTGGGATGGCAGCCCATCCGGGACCCGTCCGTCTCCTTGACCACGGCCCACGGCTTGGAATCCGGGCAGCCATGACCCTTGCTCACGGTGTACGGCATTACTCCTCCTCCGCCCCGCCCACCATGGCGCGCAGTCGGGGCGGGGGACCGATGTCGTCCTCGATGGACTGCCCGCCCGCCTTCATCTTCATGCCGAGCCGGGCGCGGCCCCACGGCGACAGCGGCAACACGTCCGCCAGCGCCCGGAACTCCTTCCAACTGTTGCGCTCGATCTGGATCAGCCGGTTCTCCACGCGCCCTTGCGGGGTGCGCTCGGTCAGGCCGTTGTTGCGGCGGGACTTCTCCATCTCCATCTTGTTCAGCATCCGGCTGTCCCGCGCTCGACCCCAGAACACCGCCGCCGCCTCCACCACGCCCGCGTCTGCATGGTCGAGCATGTCGGCCTTCAGCAGGTCCTCCACGATGTAGTTCCAGCACTCCAGCATGTTGTTGGTCATGTACGGCGGCGGATCTGGCCGTTCGCGGCCACCCACGATGAGCGGCATGGCCCGTCCAGCCTCACCGCGGGCGCGGCGCTTCTCGGCGGGGATGACCTTGGGTCCGGTTGTCAATCGTCATCCTCCGTATCCCAGTTGATGAGCACGTAAGCCAGCAGCCCCAAGAAGATCCATCCGGCCACCAGCAATTGCCAGTTCATGCGTTGCGGCGTCCTAGCAACTCGCGCAGGTCATCGAGGTATACGTGCCCATCGGGGGTAAGGGCCGGGCGGCGGCCACGCTCCAGGGCGATCCCAAGTGCGTCGGCGCAGGGCTCGCACATTGGCACATTCTTGGTGGTAGGGAAGTCTGCTTGCAGGACATTCAGGCGCACCAACCCCTTGGCTTTGTCTTTGCACAGCATCACCTGGCAGGCGGTCACAGGTCGTGCACCCGCGCAATCTTGGCCCGAGCATCCACGATGGGCCGTGAAGGGGTCGGGAATGATCCATTGTGCGCACGCTGCTTAGCTGGGGCTGTCGCCAAAGAGGATTCTGCAACGGGGTGCCCCCACCCACCCGAGTGCTGCTCTCTCCAAGTCTTGGCTGTGTGGTGCGGCTTGCACAAGGACTGAAGGTTCTCGGGCTTGTCCTCACCCCCTGCACTGCGGGGAACGATGTGGTCAACCTCCGTGGCGATGGCTCCGCAGAGTGGGGTGGCGCTGGGGGAGAGGCGCCACTGGCAGAACGGGAAGCGATTGAGTTGCTTGGCACGCAGCCGTCGCCATGGCTTGGACCAGTAGTAGCGCCGTTCCTGGAAGCGGATGGCGTCCCTCCGGCTGGCGCAGGTGGGGCACTTGCCGGGGGTGTCAGTGGGGGTCAGGCAGCCCGTACATACGTGCACGGTGAGAAGCATACCTCGTCGTGGCAAGCCAGCGCTGGCAGGCCTGCTGGGTAGACAGCCGCCCAATCGGTAATGCAGTCTCGTGACGGATGATCCCGAGCCGACCCCACAGAGTGGTACGGCTGATGGGTGGGGTGTGAGCAGCAGCGATCTGGGCTATCGAGTCACCGAACAGGTAGCCCTGAGCCGCGAGGTCCAGTTCCTCAACCGTGAGACGCGGCTTCACTTGCTACCTTCCTCCACCCCGGCGAGGCGGGCGTACTCGGCGGCGAACAGTTCAGCGAACTCTCGGTGAGCGAGAAAGACGACCCCTCCCTTGTCCAAGTCGGGGACGTGGGATGTACCGACCAGTCGGAACATGACCCGCTGAATGAGGTCGGCGTCCAGCGCAGTCCCGGCAGCCGCCTCGGCCTCGATGGCGCGGACATGCTCACGCCAGATGTCCTGCCGTTGGGCGGGCATGGCGTTAGCTGCCCACTCCAGTAGCGCCTTTCCGGCATCCGTTCGCGGTTCAGTCATGGCTTCGCGTGTGGCAGGGTGCTGGGAGGCTGACCGGCACCCTGCGGCTTCGGGCCACGTCCACCTTCTCCGTACTTCCGGCCAAATCGCCTTGTAGGGTGGTACTCGCACGGCAAGGTGCGTCCACATTCGGTCGGCTCTCCAAAGCCGTTGTCCACAACTCGGTCACAACGATTCATCGCAATCTCCTTTGCCGTCCGGGGCGCTGCCTCGGAGGTCATGGCTGCCTCTTGCTCAACTGGCCCATGAGCCAGACGACAAGATCGGCATGGTCTGGCCACGTCAGGTCATTGCCGGGGTTCTCCGCCTGCCACCGCTTGATGGCCCGCATGTCAGCCTTCCAGCGGAGGTTGAACGTCGCCGTCAGTTCAGCTGCATGGACCCGAGCCTCGGTGCAGTCGCAGTAGTGACCCGGCACGCAGTGGCAGTCCGTCGCCTTGCGGATGTCGTAGGGGGGCGCTGTCTCGGAGGTCATCTGATTCGTTCCCCTCGCTTCTGACGAGCCTCAGCGCGCAGTAGACCGGCTTCCATGCCTGCGGTGTAACCGCGCAGCCAGTTGTCATAAGGACTCCACCGCGCCCGCCAGCGCAGTGGCAACAGACGCCATAGCCAGCCGCTCATCCCCCACCCCCGTACTTCTCGATGAGGGCGCGGGCCGCTGCACGGTTGGCGACCCATTCATCGAACTCGGCGAGGAGGTCCGCCCGATACGGGTCCCGCTTGTTCTTCCCCACCGGATCAGGACCAGCGAGGAACGACCTCACATCCAACAGGAGCATCCGTTCCGCGTCCTTGACCGCCGCCAGCAGGGGCTCGCGCTCGGCGGCGCGATTCGGTTCCTTGACCTGATCCCGTAGACCTCTGAGCTCATGCAATTCGCGCTCGAAGCCGCAGTCGCATGGGGTACGCGGGCACCATTCGTGGTGATCGCCATAGTTTTCTAGGACACTCAGGGCGTTTACGAGGTCCTCGCGGGATTGCCCCCAGCCCTCGTCAAAGCCTTCGTTGAACGTGCGAGCCCGATCGTCAGGATCGTAGGTGTGGACCGATATTTGCAGCCGCTCCGCCGCCTCGTTGCGCGTCGGGGTCATGGCTGGGGCTCCGACTCGTGGCGGGCATGGAACTCATGGCAGGCGTATCGCTCGGCGGAGCCACCACCTACTCGACCCTGATGGAAGTGCAGTGGCGCAACAGGTTCCGCTGCCAGTTCATCGTCGGGTTCCCATTCCGATTGCGGCAGCCCTGCCGACTCGTGGCGGGCGAGGACGGCGCGGATGCGGTCTCCCAGCCCGCTCTCCCAGATCAGGTGCGATGACAGCGCATCCACTTCCCGTAGCAGCGCCAGCGCGTCAGCTTCATCTTGCCGAGCGATGGCGGCGAAACGATCCAACGCGTACTTGGCGAGGCGATCTGGCATGTTGCCGGGAACGTCGTAGCCAAAGTCCAGCAGTGTGATCTTCAGCGCCTCCCGCAGCCCCTCCGCTGAACCGTCGGCCTCTGCGGACGCCGACGCTGGCGCGGCGGCGGGGAGGGCGGCGAAGATGGCGTCGGCATCTTTCGCGGGCGATGGCCGGTTCCAATACTGCTGATATCGCTTCGGCATCGCAGTCGGTAGCGCCGCTGCCAGATCAGCCTGGGTCACCAGTCGCGCCTCGGAGATCATGGCTGGGGCTCCTTCCCACCGGCACGTCGCAGAATCGCTGCTGCCTTCGCGTCTAATGCGGGGTCTTGGCGGGCGAGGGCGGCGTAGTGCGGTCCGTTCTTGCGCCATGTCATCAGGTAGCGCCCCGGTTCCTCATCAGGTGCCATCTGGGTCGCAAGCCACTCGTTGAACTGGCAGCCGATCAGGTTGGGGCGGCAGCGGATCGGATGCTGCAACCCGTAGCCCGACTCGGTGAAGTCAACGATGTGCTCGTCAACGTAGCCCTGCGCGAGCAGTTGCCTCGCCCAATCAATAGCCTCGGGTGGCAACCCCTCCGCTGGCGCGGCGGCGGGGATTCCAAGCACTTGCCACGCCTCGACCTTGTAGTGGTCGCGGTGGCGACGATGCCGCATCGCTACGTCCTCATTGGCGTCAGCCTCGTTGGCGTAGACCGTCATCGCCTCACCATCGCTCTTGCGGGCTACGATCCACACCGACGTCACCGGTCGCGCCTCGGAGGTCATGGCTCCACCTGCGGCGTCGTGTGGCTGCTCTGCTGTTGCGCTACCTTCCCGTGTCCCGTACTTCTCGATGAGGGCGCGCGCCTGCTCACGAGCCTCATAGAAGCGATGCCACTCGCCCGCAGTGACCCTCGTAGCAGGCACCATCGGGTCTGCCGCCTCCACCAGCGCCCGCAGCGCCGCCAGCAGGGACTTGCGCTCGGCGGCGAGGGCACGGTCGAAGTCAATAAGGAATGCCTCATGGTCAGCGGTCACAGCGAGGTCATACATGCTCTGGCGTAGCCGCTCCGCCGCCTCGTTGCGCGGGGTCATGGCGTTGCCTCGATCCTTCCCACGATCTCTTCATCCTCGTGGATGAACGGGTGCCAGCCAAAGTCCACGATCTCCTGTTCGGCCTGCTGGATGGTGTCCAACTGGATGACTAGTGGCTCCCACTTTGGGATCAGGTTGCGGATCTTGGTGGCACGGCCCGCCAGCCATGCGGGGCTCTGGGCATTCTGGAGCCCCAACTCCACCATGCGGCTGGCGCGCCGGACAGACAAGCGCCCCGGCGTGGCGGTCAGGCAGATCAGCCGCAACTCGTAGCCCGCGGCCTTCACTGCCCGGAAGAACTTGTCGTTGGCCAGCCGGTCCCCCTCCGCCAGCAACGTCTGATACGGGCGCTGCATCAGCCACTCCGTCACAGCAGGCTGAATGCTCATGGACAGCGCATCCGTACCGCTGAACTTGGCGCGCTGTGCGCCGATCTGGGCCACGGAGCCGTCATCATAGACGATGTGAGGCACCGGGTCCTTCATGGGGTAGGCACGGTGGCCGTAGAGGATGGAGTCCATCAGCGTGGACTTGCCAACACCCGGTTCGCCGATGAGGTAGGTGAACGTCCTCATGGCATCTGATCCGGGCACGCGACGATGTCGTCGCCGTACTCATCCGCCGGGTGCAGTTGGATCGGCACGCCGCAGCGGTCGCAATAGCCCGCGCCGGAAGGGTCCGGCAGGGGGATCATCTGGGCCCAGCGGCGCAGGGTCTGAGCAGTCGGTCTCACGGCAGGTTCTCCAAGTAGTCCTCTTGATGCGGGTTGGCAATGGCCCGTGGCCGCGCTTTGCGGACGATCTCAACTGCCTCAGGCCCGCTGACACCGAGCAGTTCGCGAACGATGAGCGCACTCAGCATACCGCTGCGGTTGCGCCCGGCGTGGCACTGGGTGAGGACCCGGCCACCAGCCCGGATGTGGGCCACCGCGTTGGCAGCCAGCGCCTCCAACGTCTCGCGGTCGATGACCTTCCCATCCCCCATAGGGACGTGGTAGTAGCCGACACCCCACATGGTGGCGAGGACCGGATCCGGCCAGCGCCACAGGTTCGCCACCATGCTGATCTTGAGCGCCCTGATCGTCTCCCGCTTGGCGCCCTCGTCCATCTTCAAGAGGTTGGCGCTCTGGTACAACTGGCCGGGAAGGATCTCGTGGATCATCGCAGCACCGGATTGGCTAGATCCGTGGTCCGGGCGTAATCGAAGGCACGGTCGGTCACTTTGGCTCGGAGCGGAGGCGCATCAGGCGGCGGGCTTCCATGAACTCCTGCTCCGTCAAGCGGCCCTTGCTGGTGTTGCATCGCCGACACGCCAGAACGATATTCGCTGGATCGTCCGTACCGCCGCGACTCTTGGGGATCCGGTGGTCCCTGCACCCAGCCGGAGCGCCGCAGTAGTGGCAATCGCCTTTGATTCGGTCGCCGCGCCAAGGCGTGCCGGGTTTCTGGAGGAACCGTGCCCGGAAGGCGGGGTCTTGCAGCATCTGCTTCGAGCGCTCTGACATGCGGGCTCGGAACTCGGGCTGCTCCCAGAGCCGCTTCATGTGAGCCGAAGAGATCGCCCGTGCCTCGGGCGTCTTGTTGCGCACCGCACGATTCATTTTGGCGCGCCACTCAGGCTTCCCCCATTGCTTGCGGAGCCAATCGCCTCGTGTGTTCACAGTTCTGGTCCCAAGTTACGGGATCCGCCAACCGATCTCGACTACAGGTATAGCATAGCCTACTATCGGTCCACATATAGCCGTGCTCCGCAAGGACCCGGCCCAACTCATTGCGCGGACCGTTCCAGCCCTGTCGCTCCCCCAATGCCCATGCCGGGAACAGCATAGCACGGCCCCGGTCGAACGGGGCGAAGTCGAGGTCCGGGAAGGCGTCTTTCACCACCGCGGCATACTTCAGTTCGCTGTCCACGCTCCTGCCGGGGTACTGGCGCTTGCCGATGATGCACTGCTTGTAGTCGCAGAGCAGCGCCTGCAACTCAGACCATGTCAAGACGACATCGTACTCCAGTTCCAGCGTCATCAGGGCCATCGCCGCGCTGTCCTCCGCAGCATGGTCATCCGTCTTGATCCGGAGGCCCAGTTCCGGGTAGAGCAGCGCCAGCCCTTCTCGCGGACTCCAGCCGCCCTTGGCGTGGATTCCAACCGCCTCGATGGGAGCGCCCGCGTGGCGGGTCAAGTACTCCAGCATCTTGAGGGCGATGTAGCGGCCCACGCCGTAGACGTTCTCGTTGATGTCCCGGAAGGCTTCCTCGTACCGCTGCGCCGGGTCACCCACGGGTCGCACCCACTCCGGGCCGGTGCGCATCCAATCCGCGTAGGACTCGAGATAGCGCGCCATCTTGGCCGGGCTGCGGATGGCCTTGCGCTCCCGCCGCATGGGGATGCCCGCCCAGTTGGTCCGCAGCCACCGCTCCAAGCGCTCAGGCTCCTTCAGGACGGCCCGCGGCGACCAGTAGGAGTAGATGGCCCACGCGCCAGCCACGTTGTACGGCCCGCCGTAGCAGCCTGCCGCCCACCACTGAGTGGCAGGATCCACCATGGCGGCCAGCAGTTTGGCGTGCGGATCCGGACCACCCGCTTCCTTCTCGAAGGCGCAGAACCGGGCGAAGTTGCTCATCTGCTCAGGATCCATCGACGACCCCCGGCGGCAGCCCCACGGCAGCCCTACCTTCAGGGGTATCCGTTAGCCCCACGTAGTCCTTGCTCATACCAGTGGAGACCATCTCCTCTGGGGTCATCTCGCGTCCCGGCGGCGGGCCGGGCAGCCGGATGCAGGACAACTCTTTGTGGATGGCGAGGCCATGTTCCCGCAGGATGTCAACGATGTGGCGGGCTAGGTTCTCCGCCTCCCAGTCCATGTTGATGTCCTCGCGGCTGATCTTCTGAAGGTGCTTGTCGGACAGCCAGCGCCAGAGCGCCTTACGGACCACTTCCCGGAAGTTCACTGCGGGACGCCCCAATCGGTGGTCAGGCCACACCGCACGTGAGGGATGGCCCGGAACTCCGGGGAGCAGGAGCAAGGGTGGCCGCAGTCTGGGCAGCGCCAGTGCTCCGGGTCCCCATAGGTGACCGCTGGCAGCGCCGTGCGCATGACCGTCTCAGCGGAGTGCCAGTTGCCGTCTTCCAGCACTTGCCGGGTCTGCACTTCGCTCACGACTCGCTGCTTCTGGGCGCGCGTTCCCATCGATCGGTCTCCTTCTTGGTCCGCATGCGCTTGCCGCGCTGGAGTTCCTCGTCGAGGCTCAGGCACTGCCAGATCCCCGCCTTGGCGTAGTAGACGATGGTGAAGCGGTACGCGCCGCGGCTCAACTTACGGAACGGGGTCACGCCATGCAGCGCCACCTGCCCGTCGAAGCCGCTCAGGGTGTTGTCCGCGATCTCCAGCGCCAGATCGTACTCGGGCACCACGAGGAAGCCCGCGTCCCCATCCACGGTCGGGCCGACATCCTTCTTGAAGCCAAGCATCAGGCTCCACACGTCCGTGATGTTGCCCCGGTCGAAGTGGTACGGCAGGACGTTGTCCTTGTTGACGATGCCGCTAGTGAACGGGGTGCCCGCCACGCGGTACTCATCCAGCAGCGCCTCCGCCCGGCCCATGTGCTCCCCGTACAGTTCGGGGTTCAGGGTCTGGTAGTGGCGGGTGGCGATCTCCGCGTAGGACAGGATGGCCTCGTGCGCCGCCGGGTCCTCATTCCGCAGCCCGGCCAACCGGCAGAAGTCCTGCTGGCGGGTTGGGCGGCGCTCCAGCCAGCCCACCGTCTTGGCGATGGTGGGGGTGCCATCGTTGCGGTTGGACACAGTGAAGTCAATGCGCTTGAGGAACGGGATCAGCGGGGAGCAGTCCTCCGGGATGGTCAGGTACGCCATCACCACCCGCTCCAGGTCCTCGTCGAAGAACAGCCAGTTGCCATGGTACAGGCGGCTCACGTCACCGATGAAGGCGTTCCGGTAGCCCCGGCCCTTGGGGGTGTCGATCTTGTAGGAGTCGTGGTCGATCTCCCGCTTGCGCACCTTGGCGATGGCCGGGTTGTCCGCCGGGTTCGGGCTCCACCAGTGGGTGGGCCCAACGATCGCCTGAGTGTAGAACGGCTCTGCGCTCACGCTCCCCTCCAGACCTTCAGCAGCGCGGCGTCACGGCGGTTAGCCCAGTAGCGCCGGATGTTCTCCTTTGGCGTGACCGCCTCCAGGTGCAATGGTAGCACGCACAACTTGTGCTCGCACAGATGGTCCACTTCCAACCCTTCCGCGATCGGCCCCATCCACCAGATGTAGATCCATCGGTGGGCGGCGACCATCTTACCGTGGTCATTCTTGAACTGGCCGTACCCGCCGCTGTGCACGCTGCCCGTCCAGATAAGGCAGGCCCCGCGCCACTCAACGTGGCGAGCGAACCGTTCTATCTCGCCGCGGTGCTGGCGAACACGGTGCGCAAGACGCTGCTCAAAGGTCATCAGGCGGCCATTGTTTGCGGCTGCCAGGGCAGCCAGGTGGTCTGGGCTCCGGACTGCGCCAGCCGCATTGCGCTTCCCGATCATCGCGCGGCCAATCGCGGCCCGATGGTCGGCGCTCAACGCCTTACCTTTCTTCCATCCTCTTGGCATTTACGCGCCTCGCCACAACTTGAGGAGGGCCGCATGTTGATTTGGCCGCTGCGCCTTTGCCATCTTACCCGTCCAGACGATGCGCCCGCTGCGGGCCGCGGCGTTGACCCGCGCGCCCACCGCGGATCCGGAGCCGCTGGGCGGCATGCCCACGTTGGCGGTGATGTCCTCGCTGGTGAACTCCCGGCGGGACAGCGCCAGCGCCGTGATGGTGGCGTCCACCTTGGCGCTCCACTCCGGGTTGAGGCTGGCCTGATAGGAGGCCGCGGCCTTCATGCCGTGCTCCTTCAGCCGCTCTCCCAGTTGCGGGTCGCGGGCCACGCGGGCTGGACCCTGCTCGAAGAACGCCATGCTGCGACAGGTGCGGCACTTGCCCACCATGTAGCGCCCGGTCAGGCTCGGCTTCAGCGGCGGCAGCGCATGTTCGATCAGGCGGGGGTTCTTGCACTTCACGCAGTGCCACTGGTCGGTTGCGATGGTCATTCGGTTCTCCTTCGAAGCGTTCAGTATGGCGGTTCGCGCGGCGGTTGTAAAGCCCCTCTTCAAGCGGTGGCTGCGGTGGGCTGACCGTACCGTTCCAGCAGCCACATGAACACATCGGTGTTGGTCTCGAGGCCGTGCTTGTCGCCGATCTCCCGCAGCAGCGGCAGGACCCTATCGTACTCCTCAGCGCTCATAATCAGGACGAACTGCCGCAGCCCGGAAGCCTCGTAGCGTTCCTTGGCTTCCGCCGCGGTGCCCTGACTGCCCCACTCCTGCGGCATCCCGCCTTCCAGCGCCAGCGCCAGTTGCTCAACGTCCTCCTGCTTGTAGCCGGTGCCCCTCAGCGCGCCCTTCTTGGGTTTGGTCGCCAGCACCCGCAGCGCCTCCGCGACCTCGTCAGCGTTGGAGTTCGGGTCCGTGATGATCTGGATGGCGGTCTCCGGATCGCCCACCTGCGCGGTCAGCCGCAGCAACTTCAGGTCATCGTAGGTGGCAAGGTCGCTGGTCTTGTTGTCCGCCAGCAGGATCCGCCGGGCGGTATCCTCGGTCACTTCCATCACGTGGACCGGGAGCCGCGCCAGCAGCGCCTTCCACTTGGCCTTCTCGTTCTCGTAGTCCTGCTCGGACTGGTCGTCGGACGGCTCGAAGTTGCCCTTGTACAACTCCAGCGCGGCCTCCGTCCGGTGATTCCCGGCGAGGATGTAGTCCGTACCATGCTGGATAACGACTGCGCCGTGCCAGCCGTTCACCCGGATGGATTCCTTGATGGCGTCCACGTCCCCCAGCCGCGGGTTGTCCGGGTGCCTCTTCAGGGACTCGATCGGACGGCGCTCAATGATCGCGATGTCGTTCAACGGGTTCTCCTCTCGATGATGGCCTGCGTCTGGCGGCGCAGTGTCCGCTTGCAGAACTGACAGAGCGACCGCTCGCCCGGTATCACCGTCAGGCAGGTGCCGCCGGGGTAGCCGGGGCATTGGTGGGGCACTGGTCCGCCGCGGAACGGTCGGTCCGGGCCTTGTGCCGCGGCCCGCAGGCTGACCAGCCACTCGGGATCGCTCATAGGTGCTTCCAGTCGCCGCTGCTGCCGCCGCAGATGTGGCAGGGCCGGGGCTCTAGTTTGGCGTACCAGCGGATGTAGTCGTCGGCGGCTTTGGCGGTGGTCAACTTCCGCCCACGGAAGCGGTGCGGCTGGTCCGGGTCCTGCGCCTTGTGGTGCCTGCGGCGTTCCTCGTTGCTCATGCCGTCTAGCCAACCCATCACTTCAGCGCTGCCTCGATGTGCGGCCAGTCCTTGGGCTCCCACACTCGGCAGTCGTAACCCGCCGCGTCGAGGATGGCGAACACCCGCAGTTGGTCCACGGTCGGCTTACCGCCTTCGCGCTTCAACTCCACCACCATGGTCCGCTTCTCGCCGTTGCGCACCCGGACCATGAACAGGTCCGGCCAGCCCCGTGCCATGGTGCCTTGGCTGGGGGTGCGCCAGCCGCCGGGGGTCTTGCCGGGGCGGAAGTGCACCCAGTTCCAACCGTAGATCTCCGCCAGCGCGGTCACCTGATTCTGGAACTGGATCTCCGACAAGGCTGCCTGCCATTCGGGCTGCCTCATGGCTCCACCTTCGACAGCGCCTTCCGGTACGCCTTGCGTGCCGCCTCGCTGATGGTGGGGTCATCGATGAACGCTTGGATCTGCTCCCTGGACAACGTTCCGTTCTCGTTCTCCTGCGCGTGCGCATTTGAGATGAGTGGGGTTGAGGCTGGGGTTGAGTGGGGTTGAGGTTGCGGTCGGAAGCGGTCAACCGCGGGCGACCGCGGTCCAGCACGATGGGCGACATGCTCGGATTGGATCCTGGATGACTTGCGGTAGGCCGCCACAAAGCGCTGGTGGCGCGTGTAGGACGGAATGACTCCGTGGCCACACTTGAACAGCCGGACCCGCTTGGCCTTCACCAACCTGGCCATGTTGGCCTCGACAGCCGCCATGCGCTCCCTGACTCCCAAGAACGGGTAGAGGAAGGCCGCGGCTTCCTTGGCCGTCCACTTGAAGTAGCCCGTGTCGTCGCACATCTGCCACAGGCCGATGTAGAACAGGGCCGGGTCTCCGGGGTCCACCAGTTCGCCGGTCACCTCGTCAGACCAGAACTCAGGCTTGACCATGGCGCTTCTCATGGGTCACCACCATCTGGCCAGAGCGCATTGACGACATCGGCGAATGTCTCAAACCCATGGTCCAAGCGGTTGAAGAACAGGTCCCGCAGACGACGATTCTCATGCTCGCGGCCCCATTCACCCCAGTCCCCGCCCGAGACTTCGAACCTGCCGCGCTCCCTTCCGCGCTGCCACGCTCCCGTTAGGTCATCCCCGCCAGCCCGGCGGATCCCTGCCACATATGCTCGCGCACAATCCGGACAGAGCGTATTGCCTTCCCGCGGTTCGAATTCACGGTGGCAGTTGGTGCAGTGCCCATAGACATCAATCATGATGGGTTCCCGTAGCCGGGCGGCACCACCAACCGCGGCATGGTCTTGTGCTTGGCAGGCTGGTACAGGACCCACTCGCCCGCGGCCAGCAGAATGGGAATCCACACCTGCTCGGGGACGTTGTAGATCATCAGCCGCGGGATGGTGGCTCCTGCGCCTTCCACGTTGATCATCAGCCGCCCGGTCTCCACGATGTCCAGGGTGGTCGGGGACAGCGTGATCTCCGCCAGCGGCTCGTCCCCATTGGTGGGGGTCTCTTCCTCGTCGTTCACGTCGCGGCTCCTTCTGCCAGCGCGATGTAGGCGCGCAGTTCTGGCCGGTGGGCGGTGGCCCAGCCGTTGAGGTGGTGGTGCCAGCACAGGGTCACCAGATGCTTGCGGTCGCTGGGTGCCCGCTTGCCCATCCGGGGCTGGTCCTTGACGTGGTCCAGAGTCAGAGCGAACTCCGGGTAGCGCCCAGAGGTGATGACCGTGTCGTTCCAGCGGTTGCGGCAGTAGCCCGCTGCCACCCCAGCGATGCGCGGTGCCACGCAGCGGAAACCATCGCGCTCCAGGACCTCCTGCCGCAGAGCGGGGGTGACGCCGTCGGCGCGCATCAGTTGTCGCTCACCTTGAACGTCTCGTCCAAGACATCGGCACCGTGGACTTGCGCGTGGGCGATGACCCGCGCCGCCACCATCATCTCCATGACCGGCAGCGCCGCCTCCAGCAACTCCCCCACCTTGTCGTCCTCCTTGGCGCGGACAGACTCGGCCATTGTCAGCAGGGCCTGGCCGGTGGCTTGCAGCATCTCGCTGATCATGTCGCGCTCATCGTCCGTCATCGCCTTCAGGCCGCGATCGGCGTTGTCGAACAGCGCCTTGCCCCACGGCCCCGTCATGACTTGGGCGCCATCGGCGGCAGCCCATCGTCAACTACCGCCTCAGGGCTCCCTGAATCCGCGCTGGAGTCCGCTGGAGGGGTCGCCTCTCCCGGTGCCTCCTCGCCCTTGCCGTCGCCCTCAGCGAGGACCTCAGTAACCGCTGCGCCCGTAGCGTGTGTCAGGAGCCGCTGCTGGCGATTGGTAGGCCGCGCCACTGTGACCGCGGGCAGTTGCGCCTCGAGCGCATCCTCCCGTTCCAGCGCCGCCAGCATGACGGGGTTGACCGCCACCGGCAGGTACTTGAACAGGCGGCGGATGACGGTCTTGCGGGCCATCTCGCCGGGATCCGTCACCCATGGGGACTTGTCGGACACGCGGGTTCGGTCCCGAACGGCGTTGACCTCCGCTGCGGTCATGACCTCGAAGACCCGGTCGCCATTGGCGAGATGCGCCACCGCGTAGACGTGGGTGACGTTGCCGCGCTCGGGCTCGCCGGGAGTGCCCAGGGTGGGGGTATGGAACAGCCGCGGCTCGTCGCCCAACTGAACCTCGAACTGATCCCCCTCGTAGACCAACTCGGCCTTCACGCTGGTGACCTGCCCAGAGCGCATGGCCATCTTGATGAAGCCGCGCCAGTCCGTGATGGGCTGGATGTCCTTCTTGCCCGTCTGCTTGTTGCGGTACGCCACCAGATGCGTACCGCCCGCCCCGGTTGGCGTCAGGCCCATCTCCGCGGTGGTCAGGATGGCCAGCATCAGGCTGTCGCGATCAACGTCCGGCGCCATCAGGGACGGGTCACGCGCCAGTGCCTGCACCGTCATGCCGATGAACGCTTCCGGGGTCAGGTCGCTGCCTGCCAGCAGCGCCCGGATGCGGTCCTCCTTCCGCGCCAGCAGCGTCTCGTAGTCGCGGGGGACGATGGCCGTGTTACTCAAGTTGGCTCTCCTTGCTCTCGTAGACCCGGAGTTGGGGGACACCGGGCTTCTCGGTTGTGTAGAGGGACTTCAGCGCTGCGCGGGTCGCCAGGGGGTCCTCGGTGATCGGCACTGTGCCCAATACCAGACCCTCTACCAGACCCTCCAGCGACTCCGCGTAGCGTTGGAAGTCTACCTCTTGGCGCGGCCCCGGACGGGTCCAACGGACGCGCAGGTTTGGAGCCAGCAGGGTGCCCGCATCACCCATGGCTGCCATGATCGTTTGCTTGAAGGTGGCCTCCTCTCGCTGGTAGAACTTCAACCGAGCCCGTACCTTACTGAACTCCTTCAGGAGCCCGTACTGGTGAGGCAGGGCTACCAGTGTCTCGCCGCTGTCGAACGGATGCAGGGCGCGGAGCGCCGCGGTGGTGGCGGCAGAGCCGTCGAAGTCGGGCTCCTCGCCAAGGATCACGTGATGATGCCACCACTCGGCCTCCTCCTCGGTCAGGTCCGTCAGGATGGACTGGTCCGCCCAGATGGTGTAGATGGCCATGCGGCTGCCGCGGAACAGGACCGCGATGTCCACTCGCGGCTTGCCCGTCACGGCCAGGTAGTGCTCTGCCTGTACCTTCACGTCCGGCGGAACCTCGTCGGTGCCCGGCTCACCCCAGCCGTTGTCGCTGGCGCGGGTCTTCATCTCGAGGACCCGGTCCTTGCCCAGTCCGTCCACGTGGCCACCCTGCCAGCGGCGCTCCGGGTGACGGCGCAGCCGCTTGGCGGGGAGGATGGTAACATCGGTGCGGCGCTGGTACTCCAGCAGGATGGCGGGCTCCAGCAGCAGTCCCCAGAGTGCGTCCTCGGTCATGGTGGGGTCCGGCTTGATCAGCCCTGCCTTCTCAGCGAACACGTCCCATGGGCCGCGGTAGCGGCTCAGCCCAAGGATGGCCGCGGCGTCCGTACCGCCTAGCACCGCCTGCCGAGTCTTCAGTTGCCTCAGGCTCTGGCCCGGTCGCTTGCCTTTCGCGGTATGCTTGTCCACGGTTCTCCTTGGGGCGCGAGTGCCCGGCGAGTCAGCGCCGCCGGGCACTCATCTTATCCGCCGAACAGTGTCTCTTGCTCCAGTTCATGGCGGACCCCATCCCGCTCATACACGATCTTGTTGCCCACCTTGCGGGCGGGCTTGCGGTACATGACCATCTGGCCACTCTCGTAGGCTTGCAGATCCTCCACGGTCCGCAGCACCCGGACGTTGACCACCCCGCCCGTGAACTCGCGGTCCATGGCGAAGTTGATCATGTCGGCGATCTGCTCCGGGTCCAGGGCCGGGGCGATGTCGGTACGGATGACCAGCGACAGCAGCGGCCTCACGTCCCTGAATCCTCCAGATGGCGATCCGATGTCATCGGGAGGCCCGGCGTTAGGTCCGTCCTGTTTCGGGCTTGCTGACGCTGCTGGCTTCTCCTGAACTCCTGAAGCCCGCGGGTTGTCCGGCCCGGCGCGGGGATGGACTTGTGCCAGTCCTCCGGCAGGGTCCGCTGGTGGCACTGCGAGCAGGTCAACCCGGCGGGCTCCTCCCAGCCGCAGGTCGGGCATGTCTGCTCGAGTTGCCGGTTCCACATCATCCGCTGCGTGGCGATCGGCACTGCGGTCATGATGGCTCGGGCGACCGTGGCGCGGCAAGGATTCTCCCGGCAGATGGTGCAGTAGGTCACTCCGCCGGAGCCTTCCCCCAGCGGCGCGTCCGCTGGTAGCCGTCCTTGCGGCCCGCCGGTCGGCCAGTCCGCCCGCTGTACGTCCGGGCGAAGGCCTCCACGTCCTCTACGTCGAGCAGGTACTCCCGCCCGATGCGGATGGCGTGCAGTCGTCCGCTGCGAATCACGCGATCGATCGAGTGACGGTGCATCCCCAGCCGCGCGGCGGCTTGAGGAGCCGTCAGCAGGTTGGTGGTGTCGGTCACTGAGAGTCTCCAGATACCTCCCGCCATGGGCGGGCCTAGAAGGGGATGGAACGTTCGGGCGCTCCGCGGTGAAGGCCGAGCCGGGGGGAATAGCCCGACCCTCACCGCGCAGCGTCCGACTGCGCTTCAGGCTCATGGCAGGTGCCATTCCGTGATGCCGTGGCCGAACATGTTGCCGAGTCCGACAGCCATGGCCACCATCACGATGAACAACGCCACCGCCAGCCACGGCAGCAGCGCGATAAAGATTCGAGTGAACAAGAGGTTCTCCTTCCTGTCGCCGAGAGTGGGGCCGGAACGCCTTCTTGAAGGCACCCCACCCCCGGCGGCGTTCATTGTGGCGGCTTTGCGCGCCAATGTAAAGCCCTAATTGCCGGGCTTGCTGAGCAGGGCCATCGCGACCTTCTTGATCTCACCGGGGCGTCCGCCGCCGGTCATCAGGTCGTTGGCCCGGTTGTCGTCCTTGTGGTACTTGAGGCCAAAGTCGGCGTATTCGACGATGGCGTTGTACAGGCCCCACGCCGTTCCGCGCAACTTGTCGTTGAGCGTCTCGGTGGACTGCCAGTTGGCCAGCGCCGCAGCGAAGTCGCTGTCGGCCAGATCGGCCTTCTCATCCTTGGCCTGCGCCAGCGGGAACACCTTCAGGAGCACTTCCTTGGCGCGGACCTGACTGATCCGCACCTTGGCCATGGCGTTGGCCAGTTCCTCGAAGGTGGCCATCTCTGCGAAGGTGAGCCGCAGGATGTCCCGGATCTCGCCGACCCGAGCGCCGACACCGGGGGTATGGCGGGCGGCATAGCGCGCAACCGCGCTGGCCTTGGCCGCTTCCACGGTGTTCCAGCAGACCATGCGGATCTGGGTCCGGATGATCTGGAAGGACTGTCCCCCATCGTGGCCGTTGATCAGGCCGAGGTAGGGAACGTAGTCCGAGTCGTCGCCCGTCACCTTCATGTGCTTGGGCAACTCCATCGAGACGAACACGCGCCGCCCGTCCCACAGGGAACCGGCGGTGTCGTACTTGGCCTCTCCGGAGTCCACGATGTCGTCCATGATGGACAGCGCCTCGGCATTCTGCACGGGGCGGTAGCGGTTGCCGACGATCCCGAGGATCGAGTGGTCGGAGGATCGCACGTTGGCCACGTGCGTCTTGACGAGTTGCATCTCCGCCAGCCCGCCATCCGGGCCGGAGATGTACAGCGGCTCCTGCTCAACCTCCCACAGCAGACCTGCCTTCTCGAGCAGTTCGGCTGCGGTCATGAGCCCGTCCGCCGGGGTGCCCTTGCCATGCCACGGAAGCCCGCGGTCCTTGGCGTAGGCCATGGTCTCGACTGCGTCAGTCACGGTTGGGTTCTCCTTCCAGCGCCTTCAGGAGCAAGATGGCCTCCTCGGCCATGGGGTCCTCCTTGAAGTCCACGCTGATGTAGGGGTTAGCCGTCGGCGCCAAGTTGGCAAACCGCCGGGCTTGGATGTACTGCCGCAACAGCGGCGTGTCCGGCAACGCCGTTGGAACAGGAGTTGACGGCTCCTCAGCCGGGCGCTGAGGTCCGCTGGCGCCAAGGCTGGCGAACCGTATAGCCACGATCCGCGCGCCCGCCTTACGGACTTGTAGCCGTCCGCTCCGTTGCATCTCGGAGATGGCTACTGGGATGCCGTGGCCGTTGACGCCGAGCGCCGCTTGGATGGCACCGGGATTGGTCTCAACCCAGCCGCCCGGTCCAGTCGGCTGCCCCAGCAGCCAGTTGGTAACGCGGTCCTTGCCTGACAACGCGGGCTTCCTCTGCCTCAGCAGGCTCTCGTTGAGTGCCCCACGCCGTAGTTGCAACCGCTGCACGCGGTCGGCCTTCCACGTGATCGTGAGCAGGCCTTCCTGTTTGAGTTGCTCGAGGTTCTTCACTAGGTCGTGGCCACTCAGGCCGTGCCGTTTCCCGAGCGCATCCGGGGTGAGAGAGACGCGGCCCCGGCTATCCGCGTGTTGCTGCATGGTCGCCAGCAACTGCTCCTTGATGGTAGCCACGGCTACCCCAGCAACCGGCGTGCCTTGGCAAGCACCCGGATCTTGTCGCCGCGGCGCATGCCCCGGAGGACAATCAGCGCGGCCACGGCGAAGTCCTCTACCTCATCGGCGGTCAGTTTGTTCGGACGTGCGTCCTGCTCACTGAGCCTCTGAAGATCGGAGAGGGTGACGGTGGGTCGGGCGTTCTCGCCCATCGGTTCTCCTTCTGGCCCCGTGCCTCATCAGGCGGACGGTGGGACCGGACGTCCGCGACCCGGCGTTGGTCCTGTGTTCACGGCCCCGACCGAACATCCTCAACGGATGGCATCGTCCGACTTCACAGCCGTACCCGCCGGGTTTCGGCTTCACGCTTCTGACCAGTAGCAATCACCGGGGTGATTGGCCGGGAGCAGGCAGTGGATCGACCACTCGCCGGTCCCCGGCATGTTCCCACGGACGACCTCGGTGCAGACCGGCTGATCCATGCAGTCGAAGGACCCGTGGATCCAGCGCTGCTGCCCGCCCTCGATCATGCGGACCTCAGTCGGTCCCTGATCCGCGAGGATGGCGCAGTTGCAGACGGGGCACACTCCCATCAGCGCGGGTCGGATCTCGCCAGTCATCGGATCCCGGGAGTCCACAGCGGCACTCAACCCCACGACCTCCCCCATATACGGGCTGACCTTGCCCTGAAGGACCCCCGCCTGAGCCGCATCGGCCCGGCGACGGATGAGCGTCCGGCGTTCTGGCATGATCGGTTTCTCCTTGCCTCTCTTGCCTCATCAGGGGGTGGGGGATGAGGCTCCCCACCCCGACCGGGACCGACCGGCTCCCACGAGGGATACCGTGGGAGGCGAGCGCGGCTCGTGCTCCACCAGTCGGCTTGCTGCCCGCAGCGAACTCGAGGTTCCTGCGCGTATCGCCTCCGCTCGGCGATCATCACGGGCAGCGCCCGGTTTCGGCGACTACTTGTTGGGGTAGAGACCGCCGCGGGCCAGATCGATGGCCGCGTTCAGCATATCGCGCAGCGCCTCGGCCTCGTTGACCGTCAGGTTGCTGCTGTGGCGGATGTCCATCGTGAGCGGGAAGCCGGGCCGCTGGTCGAACACGATCTCGAAGGACCCGAACCCGCCCGCGGGCTGGCCGATCCAGCGCGGGATGGATGGCCCGAGGACCATGTCGGCCTCTGGGTCGGCTTCGCGCGCGGCGCGACTGGCCTCCCAGTCCAGTTCGCCGTCCTTGTCGGCGCGCTTCCACGCGACGACCTTGGCGGCCTCGGCAGCGGCGCGCTCCTGAGCGGCCTTTGTCCGAGCGGCCTGCTCGATGGCCTTCCGCTCGCGCTCCTCCTTGGCGACGATCGCCGCGGTGGCAGCCTCTGCCGCGAGGGTCACGAGGTCTTCGGCGGTGATGTCGCGGACTTCGCGGAAGTCCTTGTAGGTCCGCCGCTTCTCGATCCCGACGTGCTTCTTGCACAGCGGGGTCAGTTTGGTGGCTCCGCCCCAGCCGCCCACACCGATCGCGATCGCGGGCTTGCCGCAAGCGTAGTAGTGGTAGGAGGACGACTTGGAATCAGCCTTGCATTTGGGGGTGAATTCAGCGCTCATGGGGTTCTCCTTGTTGGCTTGCCTCATCAGGCCGTGGGCAGCCATCCCACAGCGACCGGCCAGCGGGCCGGTTTCGGCTTCAACCCATCGCCTCGATGGCGTTGTTCAGGCGCTGGTCGGTGACCTGCACCCAGAGTGCGCCAGTGTAGATGCCCGCCTGCTTGCCGTGGTGGGTGACGATCACCCGGACACGGTAGTCGGCGGAGATCTCCATGGCCCGGCGCGCAGCGGTCTTGGCGCCGCGGGTGAAGGCGTAAGCGTTTGGCTGGCCGTCCGTGTAGACCAGCCATTCCTGCTTGCTCATGACCGAACCGCCCAGCCGCTCACGAGGTAGATTGACCGCGACTCGGTGGCGGTCGGCTCGTCCTTCTCCTCGACGGAGCGGATCTTCAGGAACTTGATTCCGTAGTCCTCGCCGATGACCTTGGCGGCCTCGATGGCCTCCTTGGCATCGTGCGCGTAAACGTCGATCGAGCGGTACTTGGCACCGGCCTCGAACAGTTGCTTGTGGGTTGCCATGGTGTTCTCCTTGTGCCAGCCTCATCAGCGGTGGGATGGCGCCCACCGGACCCGGCGAACCGGGTTTCGGCTATGACTGACCGAACAGGTCGTGACCAGCGGCGAGAGCCGCGTCCACCTGTGCGCGGTAGCCCGCGCGCCGGTCCTGATCCTTCGCGTCCATCTCAGCGACCTGAACGCACTCCTTGCGGCTGGCGAGCATGTCCTCAACCGTGACCTCGATGGTCCCGTCGGCGGTGCTGTCCAACCGGGTGACGTACCAGTCGCGTCCGGCGAACCCGGCCTCGTTGCGGTAGGCGTAGTAAGTGGTGCCTGTGATCGGCGAGTCGAAGGCCCATGAGCCGTTGGGCTGCTTGCGGAAGTGAGTCATCTTGTTCTCCTCGGTGACCTGCCTCATCAGCGCCGGGTGGTCACCCCGGCGGACGCCCTCGCGGGCGTTTCGGCTTAGTACCCTGACGGCTGGCCGTACTTGGCCACGAAGTCGGCCTCGGTCATCCAGCCATCGGCAACGCTGTTCTCGTCGCCAGCGCGCTCGTAGCAGGGGTTGCAGTGGAAGGTTCCACCAGCGTACTCGCCGTTGGCCTTCTGGCGGAGGGTACCGCACTCGACGCAGCGCGCCGTGCCGTTGTTGTTCTTGCGGTCGAAGGTTCCAGCCATCGTAGTTCTCCTTGCCTCATCAGTGCCAGTGGTCTGGCAGACCCGACCAACCCAGAGGCGTCTGCCCGTGCCCGTTGGCCCCGTCAAGGGACCGGCATTCATCGGCTCTCGCAACGCCCGCCGTCGAGTACGCTCGTATCAGCAGGTTAGGTTGGTCGGGTTTCGGCTTGAATCGTTCGGGGGTTCGCCTCTCGGCTACTTCCTCAGTCCTTTCACCGGCTCCGGACTCGTCTCCCCGGTTGTCCCCGCCGTTGCGGGGGTCGGATCTTGGACTCGCGGTTCCTCCGGTAGGAGGTCGGGTATTCTCTTGTCTCCTTTCGCTGCGCTCATCTTAGCGGCGCGCCCCGCGGTTGTAAAGCCCCTATGCAAAGACAAACCGGCCAGATTTCCAAAGACAAACCGTGCTCAAATGCGTCACGATTTCAGACGATTTTCAGCACGATTGTCTTTGCTAAGCACGGATCGTGCTCAATCAGGACTTGTAGAGCCCCGAACTTAGCCACTCCAGCGGGGTCCGCGATCCTTTCGAGCGGTTGCACTTGCCGCAACAGGGCACAACGTTGTCGGGCTCGCCCCAGCCAATCCGCCCGCGAGGGATGACATGGTCCGTGGTCCGAGCCTCAGCGCCACAATAGACGCACTTCCCACGGACGCGGTCGAGCCAGCCAGCGGTGCGGCGCTTCTCGCGGGCGGCAGCGAGGTTCTCTGTCCGGCGGCGAGTCTTGTTGGCTGTGCGGCTGGCGATGCGCTTGGCTGTCATCGCGGCACGGCGAACCGGATCGTCCCAACGGCGCTTCCGTTCCTCAGCCATCCGGGCGCGGTAAACTGGGTCCTGCCATTGCCGACGCCGGGCGGCTGAACAGCGCGGTTGCTTGGCCATGGCCTGAATGTTAGCGCCTCCTCATCGTGCTCAACTCCTCGCGAGCGCGTACCTTTCAGAGCGCGTATGCTTACCTGCGCGGGGGTCAACGCCGTTATGAACAGGAGGACCGCGTGGACTTTCAATTCGTCCAGTTCCGGCGCTGGCATGTGCTACGCCCGGCTCATTCCTTCACGGTGCCGACCACGTACTGTGGCCTGCTGGCGGAGGG